CACAGCGTTCAGTAGTGCGCGGCATTGGTATCAGTGACCTTTCAGACGTTGCCTATATGCAGCGGGCTATCTATCAGGAGCTTTCGGAAGTAGAGCAGCTTATCCGCATTAGTAACCACCCCACCCTAGTTAAGTCATACGAGACTGATGCAAGTGCTGGTGCTGGTTCGGTAATTAATATGCCCGACGATATGGACGCGGCAATGAAGCCTTATATGCTACAGCCTAACGGTTCGAATCTAGACAGCGTAAGAGCCGCTATCAACGACAAGATTGAATACATTAATCGTATGTCTCACATGGGTGCGGTTCGCGGCACAGAGGCTATCACGCAGTCTGGTGTAGCAATGCAAACAGAGTTCCAGATGCTTAACGCAAAGCTGGCTGAGAAGGCTGATATTCTTGAACTGGCCGAAGAGCAAATCTGGAACCTTTGGTGTGATTGGCAGGAGCTAACCCCTGACGTTGAAATCTTCTACCCTGATAGCTTTGATATTCGGGATATGGACAAAGAGCTAATCTTCTTGCAGCAGATGCGAGCTACTGGCGTTAAGTCTGTTACTTTGTCGCAAGAAATAGATAAGCAGATTGCCGACCTAGTGTTAGATGATGAGAAGCTGGCAAAGTCGCACCTTGAGATAGACCAAGGCTCACAGGTATTGGGGCAGTTTAACGACGAGGCTGAATAATGCCTACAGATAACGCTTATGACGAGATTCTAGACAAGCTGGCTGATACACACCAGCAACGTCTAGCTGATGCCCTAGTGACCTTAGAGGAGCGCGTAGCCGATGTTATGGCTGACGCTCCCCTACAGGGTGGCAAGCTGTTTGATACTGAGTGGGCTATCAATGCCAGACCAGCTATCAAAGAGGCGATGGACGAGGCTTATCTCTCACAGGTTGATGACATTGTACGGGGCTATGGTGCGGTTGCTAATGAGGCGCAAGATATGCTCTCAACGTATGGCGACTTTACCAAGCTAGATAGCACCGTTGTAAACCAATTGCAGCGCCTATCATTCCAAGGCTTTGAATCAGTTGCTAATGAATACCTTGATGTCTTAGCCAATGAGGTCTATCAGTCAACGCTTACAGGCCGTAGCTTTAACGACACAGTGAAGAACCTTCGGCAGACAATCAACGGCGTATATATTCAGAGTGACGATGTAGAAGCCCAGCGGCTTGTTGATATAGTGAACAGCGGTTCACCTGCGGCAGCCAAGGAAGCAGCCGAGCAGTTACGCACCAAGTTCGCCAGAGACAGGGCAGGCAATAACCTTAGACGCTACAGCACCCAGATGGCACAAGATAGCCTGATGCAGTTCGATGCGAGCATTAACACTGCTATCGGTAAAGCAAGCGGTGCGACCAAGTGGAAATACTACGGTGATGTTATCAGGGATAGCAGGCCGTTCTGCGTGGAACACGCCAACCAAGTGTTTGATGAGGACGAGATAGAATCAACATGGGCGGGAAGCTGGCAAGGTAAATCATCTGGCGACCCCTTTATCGTGCGCGGTGGTTACAACTGCCGACACCACTGGAGACCAGTATTCGACGAAGAGGATATTGTGTCGCAGCCTGAAGCCACAGAGGAGCCTGTAGCCGTCCCTTCTATACCTCTAGGACTGCCACCACTTCAAAAGAAGAAAGAGCTTAAGAAGAGCTATGACGAGCGCACAGAAGCGTCTAATCTTAAAGGCTCCGAAGATGCAGGCCAGAGAAGCAAGACAGGCTACCCAGTTAATAAAGACGGAACTTTTGCTGCAAGGTTTGACCATGGACACACCAGAAGAAGCAAGCTAACTCGCGATGAGTTCAATGCAAAGCAGTTTGGCGAGAACCAACTGGCAGGCTTTTCAGATGAGGCTTTGTCGCTTGTGGAGCCAACCCTGCTAGAGACTGATAAGCTGGCGGCTAAGTATGGCGTTCCAAGGATTAGAACAGTAGTCCCCGCAAAGGGAAAGAACACAGTTGCAGACATGGGTGATGGCGTACTTGGTCTAAACAAAGACATCTATAATGGTTACGGAAAGAAGGCTTACACAAGCCAAGAGGCGCTAGACGGCGCAGTGAATGACCTTGCAGCGAAGACAAAAACTTTGCGAACTAAGCTAGATGAGCAGGTGATACCCTATTTAGCCGTTAGAGAGGAAATGGTAGAAGCCGGCCTTAACTATACGCCTGAGCTTTTGGCAAGGTACAAAGCAGAAAAGGCCGCTTATGACAAAACTTTTAAGTCTATTGCCAAGAGTGAGAAAGCACTCAAGGCGGCCAGAAGGAATGCAGAGCCAAAGGTAGCCAGCACTTATGTAAGGGGCGGCAATAAGGCAGACAGGCCGTGGGCATCTGGCGGTTACTTTGATTCAGATGCAGACTTGGGTAAATCTACTATATTCCATGAGTTCGGTCATAACGTACACCAGCAGTATTTTGTAACACGAAACAAGATGAGAAGACCGCCCATAGAAGTTTGGTTAGATGGTAAATTTAAAGATAAACCTTTCTTTCCAACTCAATACTCGCAGGCTAACCCGCAAGAATGGTGGGCAGAAAACTTTGCGTTGCATAATATGGGAAGGAAAGATTTAGTTGATAAAGATATTGCAGGCTTGCTTGACGCTATAGCCGAATCAAATGGCAACCTTACAGTCTATGACGGCTTTAATTTTGAAACAGGAGAGTACATTTAATGGCAAAAGAACTAGAACTAGGGCTGGCACTTGTACAGCTTGAAGACTATCCAGAAGACATTATAGAGCAGCTAGATGAGCTTTATGAAGAAGCTGATGAAGAAGACAAGGAAAATTTTATCTGGCTTTACGAGGCTGCTTCCTTGCGCGTAAATGAATTAACTGAAGAAGAGATTGAGGAAGAGTAATGGCATACGGTACAGGTAAGAAAAAGAAGAAGAAAAAAAAGCCCACTAAATAAGCTGGGCTAAAGGGTACACTGCTGCAATTAGGATAGGGCTATAAACTCTTTCTTGGAAATCACTTCGTCAACATAACGCTCAACTGGTGCTGGCACTACATAGCCGTCTGAGAGCTTTAACATATTGTTGGCGCGGTTGCCGTCCACAATAACAATCTCAACAACTTCGAGCCATTCTGGTTCGCCTGTCAGCGTTACATAATCGCCCTCAAATATAATCAAGCCTTTGGCTTTCTCTTGCCTAAGCACTTCGTCGTATTCGCGCTGGGTTAGCATCTCGAAGCTACCCAAGTGATTGTCGTCACAGTATTGGTCGTGGGCTTGGTCTAGCGTCTGCGGTGCTGGTTTTAAAGTATTCATATTCCCTCCAAGGGTAGCCCCCTTTCGGGGGCGGTTCAGTTAGTAAGTGTAGTGACCTTCTTCTGCCAGCATTCCTACATAGCCGCCAGCAAAATCTTTTCTACCCATGATTTCAGTCTGGTCAAATCCTATTGCGTATCTGTCTAGCTTGGCAATATGAAAGATGACGTATCTAGCTGGTCTAACATTATCAAGTTCTTTGTTGCCAAACTGATACTCAACATCAAAGTAGGCTGCGGCTTTCTGCGCTGTCTTGGCTGCTACCTTTTCAGCGGCTGCTATTGTCTTATATGTTTTGCATGGAGACTTAGTTTCTTCAAGTCTTTTAGCGATTCGGCTCTGTAGCGAAAGAATAATGTTCATGTGAGTGACCCTTGTTGTTTTTTGAATGTAGGAGCATCTTGCCTGTTGTTTACATTAATGTCAACACTTTAGATGATATTTGAGCAGAAATGTTTATATGATAAAATCGGGGTTCACCAAACTCAATTTGAGGCATCGTCACATGAGCGAAGATATCGTGGAAACAACTACAGAAGAAACAGTTATAGAAACACCACCAGAAGCCAAGACATTCACACAGGCTGACATGGACAAAGCAGTTGCCCAGCGCCTAGCTAGAGAGCAGCGCAAGTATGAGAAGCAGCTATCAGGCATTGACCTTGATGAAGCCCGCCAACTGTTAAGCCAGAAAGAGCAGAACGAGCAGGACAAGATGAAGGAGCGCGGAGAGTTTGAGACTATACTCAAGCAGACCGTTGAGAAGAAAGACAATGAGATTAACGCATACAAGAGCAAGCTACAGCAGACCCTAGTTGATGGGGCTATTCTTGGTGCGGCAAGTAACAACAATGCAGTAAGCCCTGAGCAGGTATCGTCGCTCCTTAAAAGCCAGACTAGGCTTGGAGAGGATGGCACTGTTGAGGTATTAGACAACAACGGAACACCCCGCTATAATGACAAAGGTGAACTGCTGACTGTCAATGAGATGGTCGGTGAATTTCTAACGGCTAACCCTCACTTTGTGAACGCAGGAAGAAGCGGCACAGGTAGTCAGGGTAACGCTGGTGGCTCTACGCAGAAGCCTCAATCTGCGGTTGAAATGGTTGCGAATTGGAATGACGGTGGGCGTGAGGCTTATCGCGCACTGATGAAAGCCAACAAATAACATAATCTTTTAACCTAATTTATTGAGGTATTACAATGGCTGCTACTACTAGCGCTACACTAGACGACCTGTTTGCGAATATTATCGCGCAGGCACGATTCACTGCTGAAGAGCAATCCCTGATGATGGGCTTGGTAACTCAGTACAACATTGCTAACGAAGCTGGCAAGACTGTCCAGATTCCTAAGTACCCTGCAATTGCTGCTGCCGACTTGACCGAAGGCACTGACATGAGTTCAACCACTGTATCTACTAGCTCAGTTTCTGTAACTGTTGGCGAAGTTGGTGCGCAGGTTGTTCTGACTGATATGGCTGCTTTTGGCGCGGGTAACCCTGCTGTTGAGCTTGGCACTGTACTTGGTAACGCTATCGCTACTAAGATGGACACTGACCTTATCGGTCTGTTCACTGGCTTCAGCACTGGC